CAACTCGGACGTGAACTCATTCGTGTAAACATTACTATTGAAACTGATGAAGATGATCTCATTGGTGGCTTCCGTCTTGTTGACGGTGCCACAGTCTGGCATAATGGTCCCGTTGTGGAAGCCCTCCAACGAGGTGCCGTCTTGCTTCTTGACGAAATCGACCTCGCAAGCAACAAAATCCTTTGCCTCCAGTCAATCCTTGAAGGGAAGGGAGTTTTCCTCAAGAAGATTGGCAAGTTCGTTACGCCCGCCGATGGTTTCCAGATCTTCGCAACGGCAAACACAAAGGGCAAGGGGAGTGACGACGGTCGATTCATTGGGACTAACGTGCTCAATGAAGCTTTCTTAGAACGTTTTCCTGTAACCTTTGAGCAGGAATATCCTACTACTACCAACGAATATAAGATTCTCTACAAAGTTGCTGCTTCTATTGGAGCATTTAAGGAAACTGCTGATCTTGATTTCCTCAAGCGTCTCTGTGATTGGGCAGATATCATCCGCAAGACTTTCTATGATGGTGGCATTGAGGAAATCATCAGCACCCGTCGTCTGGTTCACATTGTTCGTGCCTACAGCATCTTCAACGATAAAGCAAAGGCAATTCAAGTTTGCGTGAATCGTTTTGATGATGAAACCAAGCAAGCATTTTTGGAACTGTATGACAAAGTTGATGCAGATTTCCAAATGCCTTCTGAAGATCAACAGAAAGAGTGTCTTGACTCACACAACTTCTCTTGATAGAATACTGACAAACATTGTTTTTACCTTATGAGGATTTGAAATGTCCGAAAATTTTGAGAGCACCTATGAAAGTTCAATTCCAAAAACTTTTGGGGATACTGTAATTTGCGGTGGTGAGGGAACTGATACGATCAGTTTTGGTGCTGCTCGTCCTGCCCAAGATTTTTGGTATGAGGATGGTTTTAGTCTAACTGGCAATCCAAACTATTCTCCAGATACTATTAGCTTTGATTATAAAAATGATTTCCACATGAACTTGAATATTCCAGATCTTCCTTCAGCACCTAATAATGAAAATGGTTTTTGGAAGTATCATGAGGATGTAATCCTCAAAGAGATTCGTGACTATCTTGGTGGCACTTACAATGCTCACTATGCCTCTCAAGAATCTAAGACTCAGACTCTTGATTTGATTGAGGGTATTGGTGATGCAGAACCTTTCTGTCGCAGTAATGCTATCAAATACCTTTCTCGTTTTGGTAAGAAGAACGGTAAGTCCAAACAAGACATTCTAAAAGCAATTCACTATTGCATTCTTCTCTATCACTTTGCTGGCCTTTGTAATGAAAATACGGAACCCTATGAAACTTTCTGATAAAACTATCTCTGTCCTGAAGAACTTTTCTTCTATCAATCAGTCTATCCTTTTTAAGGAAGGTAACAAACTTCGCACGATCAGTGTGATGAAGAATATTCTTGCAGAGGCAACTGTCACTGAAGAATTCTCTAAAGATTTTGGAATCTATGATCTTAATCAGTTCCTTAATGGTCTGAGTTTGCACCAAAGTCCTGAACTTGATTTTGCTCAAGACGGATATGTTGTTATTCGTGAAGGCAAGTCCCGTTCTAAGTATTTCTTTGCTGATCCCAATGTCATCGTGACTCCACCAGACAAAGCTATTCAACTTCCAAGTGAGGATGTCTGCTTTGAACTGAGCACTGAACAACTGGAAAAACTGCTGAAAGCATCTGCTGTTTATCAATTGCCTGATCTCTCCGCTGTTGGTGAGAACGGTGTTGTGAAACTGGTTGTTCGGGATAAGAAGAATGATACCTCCAATGACTTCTCTGTTGTTGTTGGTGAAACTGATGCAGAATTTTCTTTCAATTTTAAAGTTGAAAACATCAAGATTCTTCCTGGAACTTATGAGGTTGTCGTTTCACAAAAACTTCTCTCCCGATTCACTTCTAAGAATCACGATCTCACTTACTACATTGCTCTGGAACCAGATTCCAGCTTTGGTTGATGAGACATATCCTCTTTACATTAAAGGGTTGTAATGTTGAGTTGATGGAGGATATTGATTACATGCGTTTGATGCTTTACAACGCAGCAAAAGAGTGTAATTCAACCCTCCTTAACTTATCGGTCCATAAGTTTGAACCACAAGGTTTCACTGGTATTGCTATGCTTGCTGAATCACATATCAGCATTCATACTTGGCCAGAAAAAAGTATGGCAGTTTGTGACGCATTTACCTGTGGAGACCATACTACACCAGAAAAGGGTGTAGAATATATGAAAGAGATGCTTCAAGCATCCAACATTATTAGTCGTGAATTTGTACGTCCTTTGGAATGAACATTTTTGTAACGTCCCCTAATCCTTGGGAATCCGCACGAGTGCTTCCTGATAAGCACATTGTTAAGATGCCTTTGGAATGTTGTCAGATGCTTGCTATCGTAGCATCTGACAAATGGGGACACGGTTTCGGCACTCTTCCCAAAGCAGATGGTACGCCTTATGCTACGGAGAAGGGTGCTTTTCGTAACCACCCTTGTACGATTTGGGCAAGTGAGTTTGTAAACAACTGGCAGTGGTTGATTCAGCATGGAATTGCTTTGTGCGATGAATACAAACTTCGGTATGGTAAACACCACACTTGTTTCAAAACTTTGATTGCAGCAAGAGAAATCTTTCCATATGCTGATCCTCAAGGACGCAGTGGAAAAGAAACAACACCATTCGCCAGAGCTATGCCTGACGAATACAAATATGATGACAGCATTGATACATTCACTGCTTATAAAATGTACATTGCTTCTAAACCGTGGGTGTGCGATAATTATATTCGGTTGCCCCACCGTAAACCTGATTGGATTTGATTATGCGTGATGAATTTTTGTGGGTGGAGAAATACCGTCCCAAAACTATTGAAGATTGTATTCTCCCAGAGAATATTAAAAAAACCTTTCAAGACTTCCTAGATAAGGGAGAAGTCCCAAATCTACTCCTTGCAGGACCTGCTGGGTGTGGTAAGACTACCGTAGCAAAAGCACTATGCAACGAATTAGGAGTAGATGTTTATGTCATCAATGGATCCGATGAAGGAAGATTCCTTGATACCGTCCGAAATACTGCGAAAAACTTTGCTTCGACCGTCTCACTTGCTTCGACTGCAAAACACAAAGTCATCATCATTGATGAGGCAGATAACACGACCAATGATGTACAACTCCTACTACGGGCGTTTACTGAGGAGTTTAGTGGTAATTGCAGGTTCATCTTCACCTGCAACTTCAAGAACAAGATCATCGAACCCCTCCACTCTCGATGTGCCTGTATCGACTTTTCTACCAACTCCAAAAACAAACCTCAACTTGCAGCACAGTTCTTCAAACGTATCCAAGAAATCTTGGCTGCAGAAAGTGTTGAATATGATAACAAGGTCCTGGTAGAATTGATCAACAAACACTTCCCCGATTGGAGACGTGTTCTTAATGAGTGCCAACGTTACTCTTCAAGTGGTAAGATTGACACTGGTATTCTTGCAACCTTCAGTGATGTAAAGGTAAATGATCTGGTTAAAAAACTTAAGGAAAAGGACTTTCCTGAAGTACGTAAGTGGGTCGTCAATAATCTGGACAATGATACTTCTGTACTTCTGCGTCGCATTTACGACGCTTGTTATGATTCCATGGTCCCTAATAGTATTCCTGCTGCTGTTCTTACTCTTGCTAAGTATCAGTATCAAATGGCATTCGTAGCCGACCAAGAGATAAATATGCTTGCTTGTCTAACCGAAATTATGGTGGAGTGTGAATTCAAATGAGTAGTGCAGAAAATCAACGAAAGTATTTTCCAGAAGAGATTGGAAAACAAGGACTCATAGGTATCTTTGAGGGATTTACTAAAGAGCAAAGAACCCAGATGGGTGTAGCAGCAGCATATCATCATTACTCATTCAAAGGATATATGCCATATACACCCCCATGTGATTTGCAAAAGTCTGGATTTGATTTATTAATGATACATCAACAAACAAAGGAACAAATAAGAGTTGAAGCAAAAACAACTGGCAATAAAATTGTAAATAAAGATGGTTCCTATAATTATGCACTTGGGTTAAAATCAGGTAATTATTCTGAAGATAATGATTTAATGGAAGGTAAAACCTGTAGAAAGACTTTCTCAGGATTTGATGAATTAACTCTCTTAGATGCTGATGGTAGATTTTGTATATTTACTTATGATGAAATCAAAGAACA